TGACGTAGCGTTGCCCCAGGTTCAACTGCAGCGTCCTTATCCTGTTGGAGCTATGGCGCGGCAAGCTGCAAACATAGCCACGGGGCCAATTGATCGCGCAAAAATCCAAGCAGCAGCCTCTCGTGTACCAGAAGATGTTGCTTATGCTCCGCTTAGAGAACGGCTAGAGTCCCAAGGTATTTTGTCACTGGCAGTAAAACCCGGCAGGGAAATTGACTTCAGCGTATTACGTCCAGGAGAAAATGCACCTTTCGTTGGAGAGCTAGAAAGGATAGCTGCAGATTTGCCTGGTCCGGTTAGGCTACAAGAATTTGTAAACCGCATTAGTAAAACTGCCCGTGGGTACGAAAAAGATCGTTTAGACGAATTTGTAGAAAATATAAAAAATACTAGCTCTCAGCCCATAGACCAAATTAAATTAACCCCACAACAAATCTTGGATGGATTGAAAGAAACTTCGCCAAAAAGATTTTTATCTAAAATCATAGAGCCTACTGAGGGAAACCAAACGTTTCTTTGGTCTGGTCAAGACAACCCCCTTCCAAATAACAAAGTTGGCACAATTAATCTTTCATTAGATCTTGCACCACAAATTAATGCATTGTCCCAAAAACTTGACGAGTTGAACAGCTCCGCTAATGAGATATCAAAAGTAAAAAAGTGGTCGTTCGTTTCAGATGGTGAAGAGATGGAGCTTTCAGACTGGAAAAGATCGACCGATCAAATTAAATCTGCTTTAAATGAGGTATCAGATTTTGACCCTTCTTCTGCTAATCGAATAAAGGACAGCCTTACATACACAGATGAAATAATTAATTTTGCATCAAAACTTTCTGAAGCAAAAAATGATTTTATGTATCCTATAATTAGCAACAAATTTAAAGCATGGGAAAAGTCAAAAGACTTTTCTCATAAAGAAGTTCTTGAAGTTAGGGATAAAATCAAAAACAATGCCTTAGAAAACTTGCGTTCATTATTTGATGTGGCAGAAAGAAGAGAATTTATAGATCCTTCAACTCCGACCCCAAGAGAACCTTTTGTTGATTTCTCTACGTTTAACAAAATGTTAAAAAGTTTTGACGAAAAAACTAAAAGTACAGAGGCATTTGTTCCAGAAGACGTAGAAAAATTAAAACGTTCGTTGGCAGATATATTTATTGGCTATAATTGGCTAGTAACAGAAAAAAAACAGAGAATGTTAAGAAGTCTACAAAATCAACTAACAGATTTTGCGGATAACATAAAAAAAGAAAACGTAAGTAAGTTTGTTTACCCTGGGCAACACACAAGCATTGAAGGAAACAATCCAATTTCTTTTAGCCGGTTTGTTGATATTACCCCAGAGCAAATAACTTCTTTTAAGATTCCGCTGAAAGATAATAATCGAGGTGCCATGCTAGTTATGGAACTTCAGTCTGATAGATTTGATGCAACTCGCCCAACTATCGTGAAAAAAGATCCCAAAACTGGGCAAGTTATTAGTGAAAAACCCAACCCGTACTACGACAAAAACGTAGAGGAAGCCTATCCTGGGATGGGTAAAAGCGGGCAAGTGATACAGCAACTGATGATTAAAAACGCTATTTATGGGGCGATGAAACGAGGCAAAGGATTATTGTTGTTCCCCGGTTCTGACTCTGCTCAAGCTCAGTTATATGAAAAACTTGGCCCAAATTTAAAACAGGTAATAAAAGATTTAGGTCCGGGATTTGAAATTAAACAATTCACTTTCCCAGGTAAAGGGGGAGAAAACGCCACTCGTTTTGGCGTTTACATTGATGAAGATGCGGCCAAACGGGTAATGACACAAGGCATGAGATTTGCCAAGGGCGGCATGGTAGATAAACCTTTATATGATCGGGCAGTGTGATGGCCAAGAAAAATTCATTAAATAACATCGAAAAGGCTCTTGAAGCCGTGGGCCAAGAGCAAATGCTCGCGCCTGAAGTTGACGTGGAGATTGAGCAAGAAGAGCCGGAAGGTGAAGACGAGGGTGTAAGCATTGAGATCGGCGCCGATGGCAGTGCCACGATCACCATGGGCGAAGAGGAAGAGGTCAAGGAAACCAAGCACTACGAGAACTTGGCTCAGTACATGGATGCTTCTGACCTGGCCAAGATTGGTGAGGAGATCCTTGAGTACTTTGACTCGGACGTTGCTTCACGCGACGAGTGGGAGCGCACCTATGCCGAAGGATTTAAGAGCCTTGGATTCCAGTACGAGATGCGTACCAAGCCCTTCCGTGGCGCGGCCGGTGTGTCGGTGCCCTTGCTGACAGAGGCGATTACCCAGTTTTCAGCCCAGGCGATGAAAGAACTCATGCCCCCTGGCGGGCCCGTGCGCACGTCCGTGATTGGCAAGTCCAACCGCTCGCGCGAGGCTCAGGCTAAGCGGGTCAAGGACTACATGAATTACGAGATCACCACGGTGATGAAGGAATACACGCCAGACTTCGACCAGATGCTTTGGTACGTGGGCTATGGTGGGTCGGCCTTCAAGAAGGTTTATTTTGACAAGAGCAAGCGGCGTTGTGTGTCGCCGTTCATTACGCCAGACAACTTTGTGATGCCCTACCATGGTTCGAGCAATCCTTGGGAAAATGAGCGCTGTATTCAGGTCGTTCCTATGTCTGCCAATTCGCTGCGTAAGGCGCAGGTGGCAGGCGTTTATCTGGACCTTGAGATGGAGGAAGCGCCGATTACGCCTCGCGAAACTCCAATCACGGATGCGCAAGACCGTGTCTCTGGCCAGAGTCCGGGGTACATGGACGAGGAATACACGCTCTTAGAAGCACACATTCTGTACGACATCCCTGGGTTTGAAGACAAGGATGGCATCAAGAAGCCTTACATCATTACGGTAGACAAGGACAGCGGCAAGGTCTTGGCGATCTATCGTAACTGGAAGGAAGAAGACGAAGCTTGCTGCCCGGAGCAATATTATGTTCACTACATGTTCCTTCCCGGCCCTGGATGTATGGGCTATGGCCTTGTACATCTCATCGGTAATCTCAACCGTGCTGCCACCTCCGCACTAAGGCAGTTGCTGGATGCCGGTACGTTGGCAAACTTGCCAGCAGGCTTTAAGGCTCGTGGCTTAAGGATCGCGGACGATGATGATCCCCTCCAGCCGGGTGAGTGGCGTGACGTGGATGCGGGCGGCGCGGACCTAAGTTCGTCATTGCTGCCCCTGCCATATAAGGAGCCAAGCCAGACGCTGTATACCCTGATGGGATTCTGTATTGACAGTGGTCGCAGGCTCGCCAGCATTGCTGACATGCAGGTTGGTGATGGTAACCAACAGGCCGCAGTGGGTACAACAATAGCAATGTTAGAAAAGGGTGCCAATGTTATGTCGGGCATCCACAAGCGTCTGCACTATGCCCAGAAGCTTGAGTTCGAATTGTTGGCAAACTGCATGGCCAAGCATCTGCCGGACGAGTATCCGTACGAGGTAGAAGGCGGCGATCGCAAGATCTTCAAAAACGACTTTGATGACCGTGTGGACGTCTTGCCGGTAGCAGACCCCAACGTTCATTCCAGCGCCCAGCGCATCATGATGGCTCAGACCCAGTTGCAACTGGCCCAGTCTGCACCCCAGATGCACAATATGTATGAGGCCTATCGTCGGATGTATGAGGCGCTTGGTGTGCGGGACATTGACATGGTCTTGAACTATGACGATACCCAGGAACCACGGCCCAAAGACCCGGCTACCGAGAACGCTGACGCTATCGACGGCAAGAAGTTAAAGGCCTTTGCTGGCCAGCAACATGACGCTCATATAGTGAGCCACATGCTCCAGGGCATGAGCCCAATCCTGCAGGCTAACCCCGTGGGTGCGATGAACCTAACCAAGCACATCTTGGAGCACGTCCGGATTAAGGCCGAGGAGCAAGTAGAGGCCCAGATCTTTGCCGAGTACGGTCCTGAAAACAAGGGCGTTGTGTCGGACATCCAGAAGGAAGCCATGGTTGCCATGCTGGTGGCTCAAGGGATGAGCGAGTTGCGTCAATTGTCTTCGCAGTTGTCTGGCGAGGGCGCACCCGACCCATTGATCAAGCTGAAAGAGCAGGAATTAGCTCAGCGTGCTCAGGCCGATCAGGCTCGTGCCCAGACAGAACAACAAAAGATTGGCCTGAAACAGCAAGAGATGGAGCAAAAACTAGCCACGGATGCGGCTAGAATCGAGTCTCAGGAAGATATTGCCGATCAGAAGGCAGATTTAGCTATGATGAGACTTCAACAAATGGGAGTTAAGC